GAACTGCATCGTTAAATTCTGAGGACGCACTTTCCCTACGTTCTTTGGATTGCAAGAACTCTGCATTCTTTTTACGTATGTAGTATAACTTTCTTTCACTTGCGTTGCTGTCGGAGTGAGCCAGTAAGAACCAGCGCTCTCTTTTGTGGGGCGCTCCAACGGACGCAGCGGATATAACCAACCAGCGACAGTCATACCCCATCGAGGCAATTTCACTAACAACCCGCACTCCACCTCTAGTAGTGATAGCCGGGACATTTTCGAGGAATATCCAGGGAGGATTGATTTCTTTACAAAGGCGCACGACCTCGAAAAATAATCCGCTTCGCTCGCTTTCCAAGCCCCTTCCAGCGCCCGCAATTGAGATATCTTGGCACGGGAAGCCACCGTAAATGCAATCAACGAATCGTCTAGGAAATACCCCTGACTCGACTCCAAGTGTGCGCACGTCGTCCCAGATAGGGGCGTTAACGATCTGCTTGGCATCCATTCGAGACAACAACACCGCTTGACAGTAGGGGTCGCACTCGCAGTAGGCAATTGGCCTGACCCACTCTCGCAAAGCAACTGACATGCCTCCGATTCCGCTAAATAGGTCCAGACCATTAAGCACCTTTTTTAGCTCCATTAACTGCTGGCTGCGGGACTACTGTATCTGCCGTGGCTAGTCGCTTCTCTTCCTCAATGCCGCGTATCAGTCCAAGCAGTTTCTCGGCATTCTTAAGGTCTATCTCATCCATCTCTTTCATTGCCCGCACTTCGTCTAGCACGCTACGGCCTCGTTCTTCCTGCGCCGCTGCCAATCTTTCTTCGCTGAGTGCCGCGTCGTACTTGATCTTGCTAAGCCGCTCTTCGCCAAGTGCAATGTCTCCAAATGCTTTCGCCTGGAGCAGCTCGTTGACTTGCTTCTTGTCTTCCGCTTCTTGCTGCTGCTGTGCCTGCGCCGCTTGTGCTCTTTGTTGAACCAGTTGCATGCCCTTCTTGCTAATCGGGTACGGCGACATCTCCCAGAGCATTTCATCCGGTACGTCCATGCCACCCATCTTCATTGTCCAAGCTTGCATAAAGGCCGCCTGTCGCTGGTAATCAGTCATTGGCATTTCAGTAAAGTCTATGTCGTACTCCAAAAAAGTGCCGTTGTAGAATTCTGGCGTTGGCTGTTCTTTAATTAGCCGCTCTACTTTCTCTGGTGTAAACTTCTGGATCATCTTGAGAACCTTTCGAGTGACCAGGTAGTCAGCCTCTTTGAAGTTCTCCATAATTGGCCCTAGCTGCATAATCGCCATGCTTTGCTTCATCTTAAACAGCATTGCACTCATCCGATCGGACTGGTCGTTAGCAAGGGCACCTAAGTCGACAAAGTCCTTGATATCAGCATCGAAAGACTCCTGCAGCGCGAATAAACTTTCTGGAATATTGGGTGGGTCAATCCTCTCTGCGTCAGATATCTCGAAGCCAGGGTTAAAGAAGACAACCTTTCCCTGGCCAGTCTGGAACAACGCTTTTGGATTCGAAACCGCTCCGCTCTTCGCTTTCCAACCGCTGCCAATCTGTGAGTCCATGATGTCGAGCAGCTTTGACTTCCGCATGTTGTATTCTTCGTTAGAATCGCGCAGGAGCCGTTGTAAACCTTGTATTTTCCACTGGAAGAGGTCGTACGATGGGTCAAAGACGCAGTAGTAAGGAACAAAAGGGTATTCTCCAATGCCCCAAGGATCTTCACCGCTATACAACAAACGGTTTTCCACAATGACGTTATACTCAACCGTCCGATAGTATCCCTCAATTACTGCAAGATTTGGAAAGAACTGTTGCAACCTATCCAAACGCTTCTTATCGCCTTTCCAAGGTTTTTGCTCGCCAGTCGTTCTATCAACCAGCAGCCAACCTTTTTTGTAGCGCTGTTTCCAGTATTCATTGTAAGCCAGCAGTTCCTGCAAACCCCATTGCCGCGCGTAAGGCTCATAGGTAAACTTCTCGTCCCTGTTGCCGTAGCCCATTGCATCGACTTCTCTCTCGCACCCAGGAACCAGGCTCTTAATGACGTCCTTGCTTAGGTACTTGCGTCGAGCCACAAACGTACAGTCTTCCAGGTCCATACGCGTGCTAAAAGGATCCCAAATAACGTCATTCCAATTGTCTAAATGAAACTCAATCTTGCCGTTGACGTAATCGTTTCTATAGTCAACCCAAGGAGAAACCCAGCATACTCCAGACACCAGACTGTTATGTTTGGCTTTACTGATTGCCTTGTACCCTTTGGGCTGCATCTGTGTATGGAGTAAGTCTGTAAGTTGCGAAGCGGTCTGCGGATTGGAATTTTCTCGCGCGACAACCTGAGCTTGCATCTGATTGGCACTGAGATAGCCGCTGACCATGTTGATCGTCTTGCGGCTTTTATTAAACGTAAAAGAATTGCGCCGCTCGTCATTCAAGTACTTCATCTGGTCCAAGCTCCATTGATTTCCTAAGTAGAAACCAACGTCGCGATATGCTTCTGCGTAATAAGTGTTCAGAAGCATGTAAGCGCGATTGTAGTCCTGAGTAAAGTCTGAGACGATATCGTAGTCCGTCGCCATTCAGTGCCTTGCTTGTGTTAAAACATTTGCTTTACATTATATTGGCAGTAAAGCTTTTTTTTAATTTACATGCAAGAAAATTTTGCTTGTTGGCGTGCGTTTGTCTTTGACTACATTTGAGGGAGTAAGGTATTTTTGGAGCTATAAAAACAGAAAAGCTCAACCCCGAAGGATTGAGCTTTTAACTGCTACCTTGCTGAGCAAAAATCCGGGAGAAATCTGGGCAAAAAATCCAGGGCTAAATCGCACCACACTTTTGACAGAAAGATAATTAGAGAAAGTGACGTCTCTGATTATAGTGGACTCCTGGATTTTTTGCGAAGCATAGAATCACATAAGGAGACCGCTATGATAAAATCTGCTTCCAATGCATCTGACGCAACCATTCATAATGTACGCTTAGATTCTCATTTCACAATCACAAGCAATCGCACTCCCGAAGATCCTAACTTATCGTGGGCAGCCAAGGGTGTTCTTTGGTACCTACTTTCTCGTGGTCCAGGTTGGGTTATGCATATTTGGCAGCTAGTGAATATTTACAAAGGAGAAGAAAGAGGAAATGGAGAAAAAGGCATAAAGTCAATAGTCAGGGAGCTTAAAAAACATGGATATATCGTTTATACAAAGACAAGAAACGAACTTGGAAGGTGGTGTCATAGGTATGATGTCTACCCAATGCCCGTCCAAGATTTTCAAAAAATGTTTCCAGAGGCCTTTGAACGGCAGGTGGTTGAAAGGCCGCTAATAACAAAGACAGAGGAACCAAGTAAGAAGAAGTCAATGTCTCTAATCCCTGTGGAAATGTTCATAACTCCCGAGCCAGCTAAAACTCCTGAGAAACCCAAGTCTAAGAAGCAGGACGTTGAAGGGACGTTGCCGCATTCGCACGCTCACGGGACGTTGTTATCTTCTAAGTATAAGCTCTCTACGGAACAAGGTGAAACGCTGCAATGGCTCTTGTCGCTAGAGATAGACACAACCTCAGAAACCCTAGCTTGGTGGGCAAAGACCTATCCAATGAGCAGGTTAGAGGAAGTGTACAAAGCCGCGGCAGCTAGAAAGGTTAAGTCCAAAGGCGCGTACATGCAGAAGCTCCTCAAGACAAACGCGAATGTCCCTACCGAGAATTCTGAGGCTAACAAGGCTTTTGCGGAGGAATTTAAGAGGATCAACCATTGGGGCGCACTAGAGATAAAAGAAAAATACGCAATAATCCACAATGGCAGGGCTGAGATAGAGATTAGCTTCAACATGGACCAGATCGAGTTCGTTAGCTACATGATTGACAAGCTCAAGGCGTTTGGGAAGCGCGAGAAGACTGAAGCCAATATAGAGCCGCTGACTTATGAAGACTACGATGACTAGGACAGGCCGAAGAGAGATATTGCTGCGAAAATACCTTATCCCGTATGTTTTAGCGAAAAGAAGGCAATGATGAGCGATTATTTAACCAAAGAAGAGTTTCTGAAGCATTGGGCAACCTGTGAAACTCGCGTGTATAAGTCCATTTCCGACAGCCACACCGTGCTAGATAGAAAGCTGGATTCATTGTTTGAACAGATCCCCCGCGAGATACAGCAGAGAATCGAAGCTAAACTTTCCAACCCCAAAGACTTTTCATCCGATCGTAGTCAACATCATCAACGCCACGGTCAGGACGGAACTGATTCTCTGTTATCGCCATCATTCGGAATGCATCAGCCCCGTGAGAAGTGTAATCATGAAAAGGTTTGTCACCATACACACGATACTTTTCATTGTATGTCTTCCGATAGTTCTCCAGACACTTCAACCCGAGTTCGCATTTCTTTTCATCAAACCAGCATCTTGAGAGAGTCATACGCACAGCTTCTATCCCAGATTCTAAGCTCAACTTTGGCGCAACACGGAAGTTCAGCCCTAACCGACGAGCTGTTTCGAGTCTTGTCATCCCTGTTGTCAACTCCCTCGCTTGAATGTCATGTGGAGCAACATTTAGGTCATACACGCATCCGGTTTCTCTCCGAAACTCGTCCAATATTCTCGCATAGTGAGCTAGTCCTTCACCATTCTGTTCATAGTAGTTGATAAGATGAATTTCCTTGCCAACAAATTGTGCGAACCAAATTGCAGTGCTGTCTCCAATGCCAAGGTCCCAATAAGTCCTAACAGGGACCGCTGGGTCGTATGGTACCTTCGCTATTTGGCCTTTCTTGCGCAGCTCATCTATCTGGCGCCCGTAGTAGCTACCTTCTTGGCCTCTGTCGAAATTGCAATAAAACTCCTGTTGAATCAAATCTTCCGGCATTCCTTTTCGCCGCTCAGACTCTATTTGTTCTTCGGTCAGCACTCCAGTATCTTTAACTGTAAGTACCTCAAAAAACCATTCATCAGGGTTTTTGCGCGCTATTTCAGCCAAATCCCAGCCATGGTTACCTTTGCCTCGCGGAGTGTAAACAAACGCAGACCAGCCCCCATTAGCAGCCAAAATCGGTTTAATGTACTCATATGCCATTGGGTCCATCAAAGGCCACTCGCTAAACACAACACCGCGTGGATTGGTTCCCATGACGTTATCGTAGCTATCCCCGCCAATCAGTTGTATCAAGCTTTGTCCATGCGCGCCATTAATCCAGACTTTCATTTCAGTGTTGTTTGGGTTCCCTACTATAATCTCCTTCGGGATGTAGTCGAGCATACGGCGGCCATTGTTTGTCATACCATCCCAAATAACCTTTTTAGCTTGAGCAAATGTAGGCAAGAAATAAAAATACTGTCCTGGCTCAAGATAAGCGCGTTTGATCATATAGTTCCACATGGTCGTATCTTTCCCACCACGTCGATGAACAATCCAACATGCATTTCGGCAGCCGTCGTCTAAAGCTTTTAAAATTTTTACTTGATATTTACGCGGCTCGTATCCATATGGTATCGTAATCTTAGCCATCTAGCCTTCTAGTCTTTGAATTTCGTCTAACTCTTCATCAGTAAGCTCTTTTATCTTGATAGCCTTGATAAGCTGATGCATTAATTCAATGTGATCCCGGCAAAACAGCGTAAACAAACACATTTGCCGTAAGGAACAGTATATAGCATCAATTTCAGACGCTCTGTCCCTATTTTTTGAAATCGAAGTAATTTCAGTTGCTAAATCATGTAACTGTGAAAGAAAAATTGCTACTTCTTCGATACTAGAAAAACAAGCGCTTAATTCCTGTATAGATTCCGGAGTAACGTATTTGTGTTTTTTTAACATTTAACAGCCTTATCGTACGCGCTTTGAAACCTCGGAGTTTAACCAAATTAAATAAGGGGTTCGTGAATTTCACACTGTCCTGTACGCGCACTTGCATTCCTAAAAAGCCGCTTTACTTTGTTGCTGTCCCCTCAAGCGGCTTGTTTATTTTGGCTGCGCTGGTCCATTAGGTCCTTTCACTGGAGGTGGTGACGGCACTCCTGACGGACCTGGCGCTGCTATTAGCAAGATCGTGCATATAAAAGCAGCAATCATTTTTTCTTTTTATCCTTCAGCAGTTTCTCGCCTGCATCACACACCTTATCACGCTTCTTGTCTTCCTTAAGTAGCTTGCTTTCTTCTTTCACTAGCTTTTCAGTGTTTTTTTGCAGCTTTTTGATCTGTTTGTCCATTGTTACCTGTATAAGTTTATCTAGTTTGTCATCTATCGAACTTAGCCATGAAGCTAGCTCGTCAAAGCAGGCATAGTATACATCCGGCTCGCTATCCACCAGTTGCCCCTTCTTTTTCTAACCTTCGCCACAGATCCTTGAACTTGGTCTTAATGCTCACCATCTTGCTGGTATGCCTTTCACAGAACCACGACATCAAATACACTGTGCGAATCAGCCTTACATTCTTGCAGTCTTCATCTCCTACAGCATCTCTAACCCAATCCTTGTCTTCAGTCACATTGTATAGCTCTAACAAAGGGAGGATATCAGTCAAAAGATTAGACAAATCATTTTTTCCGAAAACATTTAAAAATTCATTAATCTCTTGTTCCAATGTTTTCTTTTGTTTCTTGTGCATGCAGCTCTCTTTTCAAGTACCATAGTGCTTTTCTAAGGTCTCGCACTGGATTTTCAGTCTTCTTCCCTGACCTTAACACATACTTTACTACATTTCCAAGATTAAAATTTAGCCGGAATTCTTCTATCACGTCGATTGCTTGCATGCCACCCTGCGATCGATAGTACCTAGGGTCATTTATCCCTTCATCCACTTCTTCCTCGAACTGAAAGCCCATTTCTTTGCCGCTAGGCACCTCATAGCACATTACATACTCCGGCTGGCAGTTTCCTGTGTCCATCTATTTCTCATAGTTTAAGTTAATGACTTTGAAGCTGATAGGCATAGTAACCAATTGGTTGCTCTGTGACCTAATAACCACGCCTTCTCGCTCTTTACCATTACCATAAACTCCTTCGCCAAGGATTTCAACCTTTTCTTTGTCAAACGCAGGTGCTATGCATACGATTTTTACTGTCGGGAACCCTAGCTTACGGCAAAACGACAAAAACTCATCCATAGAAAGGTATCTGTGCTCTAAAATATTATAAGCGCTGAAAGCGAAGCCGTCTATTTTCTCAAGTCCCATCGGATTGCTCTGTATCTTTGGCCCGCAAGTTTCCCACTGTAGTGCAAACCCTTCTGGCAACCTTTCTTCTAGCTCATATTTCTTTGCTACCTGCCAGTATCCGTTTGCTTCATCTTTAACAAGCTCCAAATTTCTGCTACACACACCAAATGCACCATTATACCTATATGCAGTAGTCGATGAACCGTCCGCTTTTTCTGTAACGTAATAAGGCTTTCCATGCAGCATTTCTACCAAATTCCAATTTTTCTGGTAGTTGGGCTCGTCAGTCTTTGGAATAAAATTAGGAAACTGCCCCTTTGCTAAACCTTGCAAGCTTACAGGCACAGGCTTAAAGTACCGCGTTACCCCACAAGCAGCAGTAACATCCGTACCAACAACAACTTTAAAAATCCTGTCAGTAGGAATTGGCATTATCAACACCTCACTAGCAGCACCACGGAACCGGCACATCCTCACACGCCATTGTCTCTTCTCCATGAACCGCATCTGGTCACACTCCGGCACCACAGAATCGGGCAAGTAAACTAAACACTCCTGGCCCACACTGCATTCATCCTTGCGAACAATCCCGCGCCACTTTCCCCCCTTCCCGCACACCACAGTCGCTGAAGCAATAAAATGTGCGTCTGGGATGTTATCCAACTGTATGACCTTTCCAACATACACTAACCCTTCGTCTGCGCTCATAAAACCACCCTAATCGGCTTGTTTCTCGGCCTGTACCCTTCATCCATAATCGCCGCATTGACGCATATTGTGTTAGATCCCTCGTGCTTCAGTATCAGTTGTCCATGGCCGCCGTGAATGTGCCCAAAAACATGCAACTTCGGTTTCACTCTCTCTACTGCATCGCGCAAGTCAGCACAACCGAGCCTTTCTGCTTTGTTTATAATATTATCAGTCGCATCCAATATGCCTAGCGGAGGTCCATGCGTCACCAAAATGTCTGTATTGTCAGGAATTTTGTCCCATTTTTCTTTCAATTTACGTCCTCTCGGAAGCATGAAGTGCCAATTACAGAATTCCGGTGTCCAAGGAGAGCCCCAGATCTTAAAGCCTTCGAATTCACAGCCAGAGTCGCACAGATACTCAACTTTTATTATCTGCGACAGTTCATTAGACGGCACATTTTTTTCTAGGAACCCATCATGATTTCCAGCAATATAAACCTTTTTCCTGTAATCTTGCCCTAGAAACCACTCAGTAAACTTAATCCAATCTCCTGGTGTGTCCCTAGCAGTCAGATCCCCAGCTACAATAAGCAAGTCACCACCCTCTAGCTCCGGGTAGCTCCCATGTAAATCGCTAACACAATCTATAATCACCGAGTTTCCTCATCGTAAGCAAGCCAACTAACAATTCCGAGCGCCACCACCACAACAAAAATTAATGCCATTCCCGCCGCGTTCAAAATCAATGGAGCAAAAACCCACCACCAAGAAATAGCAGCCAAATCACAAAGCTTCAGGATTAGCAGTACAACAAAGACAGTGCTAAGTAGTCCCATGCTTTTAATTTTTATACCTGTCATTTGCCACCATTCCTACATTTTTAAGCCACCGAATATCCATAGCTAATACCTGCCCGCTGTCACAATCGTACGTATGCAACCACCTTCCTTTCGGCGACACAAAAGCCAATCGAGCCACACTATCCATATGCTTCCACCCTTCGTTTGTATACTGCGCCACCACTGCGTCTATCTGGCTTTGCGTCATCTTACAGCCCAGCAAGCCACCGCTCCCTTGCATCTAACTTTACCGCTTTTTGTTTCTTTTTCCTTGGAAGGCTGCTTCTCCTCATCCGGTTTACTTCACCGTTGCATTTGTAACAATACCTCTGCGTGCACATTTTCCTTACAATCTCGTCGCCGCAATGCTCACACTTCATCATGACTATCGGTTTCTTCCCAGTCACACTTTTCTCCAACGTAAAAAATTCCCGCAATCGTATCTTTCTTAACGTACGCAGTAGGCCCTACACCAATCCACCGGTGCCACACTTTATTTACTACGCCAATCAATTCCTTGTAGTCTTCGTAGCAAGAAACACTAAACTCCAGAGTCTTCCCACACTTGAGCATAACAATGACCTTCTTCTGCCGCTCCATTCCTTTTCTCCTCTAACTTCAATAAAAACATGTTTACTAACTCTTGGTATCGCTGCTCACTTGTTGGCCCGTACACGTATTCACCCTCGGCAATCTCATTCTTTCTTTTTACAAACCGCATACCATCTCCAAGTAACACAAAAGCTCCCTAGAGCACCAAAACAGCGCCCATCTGGCTAACCAAGCTAAATATACAAAAGAAAATTATAAATGACAAGAAATGATTTAAAGATAGGTGTGTCTCTTTCGAGTATAATGAGTACCTTGTAATCTATGTTGCATCTCGCAGACTCACTCTGTTCCGGCTCCCCCCACCCTAAAAACTTAACCGCCTCCACGGAGTGGCCTGCGGAGCAACCGAACCCCCATCCCCACCCGCCAACCTAATTATCGCATGGTTTCAAAATTTGTCAAGTAAAATCTTTAATTTCGTGCTGTGAGTATAGTGTAGGCAAGCTTTTTTTTTACGTTTTTTGAAAAATAAATCGGCAAAAATGAAAACGACTTGCAAAGCAGGTGTAGAAGCTGTTTTTGGCAGCCTATTTCCGAAGCTAAATAAGTCTGTTGTGCAAGTCATTAGCGCAGAAAGAGTTACGTAATAGCCTGTTTTAGCTGCTTAAGATGTGTGGCCGCCAAAACAGAAGCAAGCTGTGCAGCAAAAACAAAAGCAAGCTGTACCGGATTGGGGGAAAACATACCGAATTGGAAAAAATTTATACCGGAATTGGAAAAATCATACCGGAATTGGAAAAATTTTTGATGAGGTTGGAACTTATGGGTACACCGCCTCCATTGGGTCCATGCCAATCTTGCGCTGGACAATTTAAGCTTTTAGCAAACATATTCTTAGTCAACCAAAAGCTTTAATTGCTATTGTTTTTGAGTATGCATAATATCTATTACGGTTACTTCTCTTCTACGTCTATTTGTGAGGGTTCTGCACTTGCGTAACTAACGACTGAAACATTCACTTGACCTTTGTGCTCCGCTTGTATATCAACTTTTTCTCTCCAGCCATATCTATTCGCCATATTGTAATACCAGCTTCTTGAATTTCCCAAACACTGCCCTGTAGCTTGTTTGCGGCCGATATCTTCCCAGCCGCTCTGGCCCAAACGATATGCTTGCTCCAATTCTTCCTCGATAAACTCTTCAGGATAGGTTTTAAGCCACTTTTTCACTGTAGGAGCGGAGAGCGGCGCGAAACACTCCAGCGAAAAGCCGCTCTTGATATGATCGCATAGCTCTTTAAAAATTTTGCTTCTTTCCTTACTATCTTGCTCTGCGCGTCGAGTCCTTTCAACACAACTCACTTTCTTTCCCTTCATATCCTCACTCCGTTGTAAAGTCTTTGTTTTGATCCTTCTCTTATCCTATTGTAAAGCCCATTATCATGCAAGGCGATTATTTCTCTTGCCTTTATTCCTTCATTTGTTGTATAGTGATGGTATAGCGATTGAGGCTCTAAAGCTGAAGTTGCTAATGAGCCAAAATCCAACCAGTCTCCCTGATGCCCGAATTAAGTTACGGCAGGTTGCAGCAAGTAGGACAGCGGCTAGAGAAAACACAAATAACACAAGGACACACCATGGAAACAGACGAACTTATTGAAAACCTATTAAACCAACCTATTCAAGAAAAAACATCGCCGCCAAGTGAGGTGATGATTGACAGGGTACAAGAGTTGATGAAGCGGCTGGAGTTTGAATTGCATAGCTTGCAAGCAGCGCGGCCCCTAGGCGGTGGAGATAAGCCGGCTACATGGGTTTGTGAAGAAATTTTTTTAGAGCACATGATTAAAGATTTACAAGCAATTTTAAAGGAGTAATTTGTATGATGTATTTTATTTTTTATCAGTCCACTGGCCAGTTGCACGATTGTCAAGAGGAATGGAGCCTAGGCAGTGAAGATCCAGCAACTTCTCGCTCTTACGGCGACGATGCAGAGAGTTTTAATGACAATTTTTTTGTTGTGAGCCTCGAGGATTTGTTGCAAAACCCGAAACGTCTAGCGTCATTGAAGTACCTTGCAAGGGAGCACGGCAAAGCACTTCTTAGTGCAATATTAGAGTTAAAACATAAAGAAGCGTAACGAACAAGTAACAAAACAGAGCGGAGGCTGTCACTTTCGCTCTGCTGAAATAAAGGAATGCGGAAAAGTGTGTGATATGCTATATTTACAGTTGCAAATCGAGCAGCAAACCCGTGCGGAGCTGCTGAATAGCGGGCGAACCGATGCGATAGCCAGGCTGTTGCTGCGCAGAATTGAAAAAGAAATAGTAAAAATTGAAGGACAAATTCATGAAAAAGAAAAAAGAGATAACCAAAATACTGAATGTCGAAATACCGGCGGATTTATGGCAATTGTATTCAAAGGTTTGCATCGATTCAGAAGTCACAAAAAGAGAAGGGATAATCCGCTATTTCAGGTATCTCAAGGCGCAAAACAACAAATCTCGGAGGTTGCTCGATGAAGCTAGTGAAGATAACTTTAAACTCGATGAATGAATCCTTAGAGGGTTTTGCGGCGCAGTTGATGCTTAGCAAAAGTAAATTGACCGCTAGCGCTTACAAAGGTGACGTAGAGCGGTTTATAAAGCATATACAAGAAAATAGCAAAATAAAAAAGCTTTCCGCGCTAAAACCACAGCATATAGTAGAGTACCTGGGGAGCTGCAAAGCGAATGGAAAAAGCGATGCAACCGTTACGCGATACTATATGTCACTTAAAAGTTTTTGCAAGTACCTGAAGCGGAATAAAATGATCGACAGCGACATGATGGAGGACATCGCGGCGCCAAAAAACAACTTAAAGGCGCCTAGGATTCCTACTGTTGACGAGATCTGCCAGCTACTAGATCAACCGGATCCCTCCACGGAAGCGGGACTGAGGGATAGGGCGATGATGGAGCTCCTCTATTCCTCCGGATTGAGAGCTAGCGAATTGTGTGATCTACAAGTGCATCAGATAGGACCGCGGAATGTGTTGATCAGCTGCGGGAAACGAGGGAAAACGCGGACCATACCTGTGACGGCGGAAGCTTTTGCATGGGTCGACCGCTACATTACGCAGTACAGAGGCACAGAAAAAGGGCCGTTGTTTCTTACTATCATGGGGAAAGGCCTTACGCGGCAGCTTTTATCGAAAATCGTAGGAAGGCATGCGAAAGCGGCTGGAATCGAAGAGGTGACGGCGCACACACTTAGGCACGCTTGCGCCACGCATTTGATGAACTCTGGAGCTGATCTGCGGCTGATACAAGAAGTTTTGGGGCATAGCACGATAGCTAGTACCCAGAGATACACGCATTTGAGTAGCAGCAAGATGGAGGAAATGTTCACGCACTACCACCCGCGCAAGGCGACAACGGAGCAACCCAAACCTTACAATTGGGAAGTGATCCAAGATAAAGAAGATGATGACGAAAGGGAGTAACATGAGAAATCTGATAGGTTTGTTGTGCGTCTGCCTGTACATTTACGTATTTCTTTCTATTGAATGCGTAATGCTTTGTTTATTTGTCTGGGGCCTTGTAAGTTTAAACGATTGAAATGATGGGTGACTGATGAAAGATTGGATAAAGGAACACATAGAACTATTTACGATTGCTGCTATGGTTTTTTCTGGATTTCTGTGGATAAACGGAAAATTTTCGGATGTAGACAAACAGTTTTCGGAAGTTAGGTTAGAAATAGCTACTATTAGACAAGAGGTGGCTATATTGAGGACGGTTTTGATTATGAAAAACATCATGCCATCTGAATTAGCTCAACAAGACAATTCCATAAAAAAGGAGCTACGTATCTAGATGGACGAAGAAGCTTGGTGGGATCAGCAGGTATACAGAGACAAGCTAGGCAGAAAAATACAAGCGGACGAGCTAGAGGTTCTTCTGCGCAATCCTGAGTACACAGTGGTAAAGCAAGAGCGCTTGGGGAGTTATTCTGTGTCGACTGTATGGCTAGGAGTTCCGCATGGAGACCCGCCACAAT